TTTCTGCATGCAACACTTGAAGTTGTTTGAAGACCCTTCGCACATCTGCAGGTAATTTTTCTATATTTACCTTATTCAAGTCCATGGTACCAAAACGTTTTTAGCAGGGGTGTATGTCTAAATCAAGGCATAAAGACAAACTGTTTGGGACCCCTTTTGCAAAAAGGGTGGTCCGGGGTGCAAGATGCTTGGATTTTGAAAAATGGTCTGGGACCCCTGGGCCGGCCCCGAAGGGGCCGGCCTAGTTTGTTAGTCTAATAAAACCATGTAGGCTTTAGGGTTTAACCTGCTAAACTTATCTAAACACTTTTGCATGTTGTCCCATTGCTCTAGTGCCTCGTAGTAAAAAACTTTGTCATGCAAGTCCGCCTGCTCTTTTGTCAGTTCAATAGATTCGCCGGTGAATCTATTTCGTCTTGTGTAATCGTTGTTGTCTGTCATGATACCTTTCGTTTGTATGTTATCATTGGATTAATACAAGTTGTATATCGTTCTAATACTGTGTCCCAAAAACACATATACTTCTTGCCGTCTTGTTCCCATGTTCGGCAACCATCTTTATTTAAGTTGCCAACACGGAATATAACTTTGTTATATTTCTTCGCGTACCACGAAACAACAAAGTCTGTTTTCTGTTCTATTTCTGGTGGGTTCATTTCTGCCTTTCGTTATCTGGGATAATATATTATCCCAGACAATCTGTCAATCGTTAATTACTTCCGATTTGTTTTATCTTGGAAGTATCCACAACCCACGCTATACCAATCTTTTTGGTTGTAGCGTCTAGTTGCCTAATTAAATCTTCAGGCGTTCCGCTTTCCATAACTGTGTCGATAGCTTTTTGCTTCAAGTCCTCAAGCTGTTTTAGCTTCAAGCCTTCAGGCAATCTTCTTATCTCTCTATCAACTAGGTCTCTTGCCCAGTCTGTTATTTGATCTTTGCAATCTTTAAGAGACAGCTTTTCGTCGTCTTGTCTTATAGAGTAATTAAGACTTTTCTCTTTGTCTTTGTCTGCCTTCTTTTTGAAAAAGGTTCTGGCTTTATCTCTTATTGCTTCAAGTTGTTCTTCGGCCTTCTTAAAGTCAGCAAGTATTTTGTCAGCACCCATTTTTTTGGCTAACTTACCGACTATCTTTTCAGTTGCTTCCGCCCTGTATTGTTTTACCAACAGTTCCTGTTCTTCAATTAAAGGGTTGAAGTTTCTTCTTACCTTCTCTTTGAAGTGGTCTAGTTGATATTTTGTCATTGTTTTTGGCATTGTTTATCCTTTCGTTATTTTTATGCTTGACAATAGTATTATCCTATATTATATATGATGTCAAGTCTTACGACAAGAACAACCAAATCTACGAGCCTCTAAGGGCTATGACTAGATAGAAGGGAAAGCGCTTCGTAGGGCTGGCTTGAAGGCGATGCATGACCTCGCCCTTGAGCCCTGATCCGTTGGTATACTGATTGTGTAATCAGGTGCACCGTCCAACGGATCTGGGGTCAAGTAGGCTGGAGCAGGCTCCGTTAAACAACGCGGCTGGCCTCTGGACCAAGCAACAAGTGACCTGGCGTTATTAGTGTTTGTGTGTGCACCTCCACTTATGCGAAGAGCGCCAAGCCACAAGCGTCAAGCAATTGACACAATTGGAGAGTATAAGAAATTATGAAAGTTATAGATGCATTAAAAATTACAGGATCACTATCAAAGCCCAGCAAGATGCCAGGATGGGCCTACGGTTTACCAGCAAAAGAATGTAAAACAGGCGGCAGGTTACAGAAGGTCCCTGGTTCAGTGTGTTACGATTGTTATGCGATGAAAGGCTGCTATGTTTTTAAAGTTGTCCAGGATGCGCAATACTTCCGCCTGAAGGCTATCAGGCACCCGCTCTGGACTGGAGCAATGGCAACAATAA